AAGTTGTACAAACAGATGCAAGTGCTTCGACAGCATCAACTATGAGATTTTTAACAAACGCAGGTGGTGGTAATACTGCCACAGTAGAAAGAATGCGTATTACATCAGCAGGTAATGTAGGAATAGGAACATCTTCGCCTGATTACAAATTAGAAGTTCAAGGTGTAATATCAAGTGCGGATTCAGGTTTACAAAAAGCAACTTTTGCAAATGTTGGTAATGATTTAGTTTTAACTGCTAATGCAGATGCAACTAATGTAACAGCTAACATATTATTTAAAAGCTCAGGTTCAGGAGGCGCTGCTGTAAGCGAAAAAATGCGTATTGACAGTTCTGGAAATGTAGGAATAGGAACAACTGCTCCTGCATCTAAATTAGAAATTTTTGGTGGTGGTAATACATTAAGAATGGATAGTGCTGGGAATACTGCTAAAACATTTTTGATGAGAAATGTTAATACAGCAACTGCAGAAATAAAAACTGATGGTAATCTTGATATAAACATAGAAGACGCTAATAGAACAATGCGATTCTTAAATGGAAACTCAGAAAGAATGCGTATAGATAGTGCTAACAATACTAATGTTTCTATAAAAGCAGTAAGTGGAACTGCTGGTAATGAAGCAGCTTTGTCATTATTAGGAACTAACTTAGGTGGTTTTGGTGGTAGCGTTATTGCACAAAGTAGAATTGATAGTTTAACTGATGGAACTGCTTATGGTTCTATAATGAGGTTTTATACAAATAATACCAGCAATACTTTAACAGAAAGAATGCGTATAAATTCTTCAGGTAACGTAGGAATTGGAAATACAAATCCTACCACTAAATTAACTGTGCAAGGGGTAATAACAGCTGGTGATTCTACTACTAATGGTGTTATAAGACGACAACACCAAAGTTTTTCAACAATGAAACCAGGCCCTCCGTCAGGCAGTAGCACAGATATGATTTTTGTAGACCACACACATAGTTTAGATATAACTGTAATGGCTTATCTTAACACGTCTACTGTAGCGGTAGCTAGAGGTTATAGTGTTATTGCTTATGGATCAGGTAGTGCAGGATTTACACAAACAAGTTTTTCACCAAACGGTACAATAAGTGCTATAAGTTTAACTTATGTAAACAGTGGAGGTTCAGAAGCTTATATTTTAAGAGTAACTGTAACATATACTGGTAGTACAGCTCCTGTTATATCAATGACAGCAACAGGTCAATCAACCAGTAAACTAAGAGCTGCAACATAAAATTTATTATATTTGTAAAAAAAAGTTATGGCACTAGCATATAAATGGACAGTAAATCAATTAAACGCAAAAATTCACGCAGAAGGACATGATAATGTTGTGTACAATATACATTACAGTTATACTGGTTCTGAAGGAAAATATTCATACACAATAATTGGTACGATGCCTTTAGAATACGACCCAAACACTCCTTTCATACCATGGGCAGATGATCAGGATTTTGAAAACGTTGTTATTGGCTGGCTAGAAAAAGGACTTGATGTGGTTTCGCTGCAAAAACAAATACAAGAACAGGTAGATTTAGAAAAAAATCCCGTGGATGAAGATTTATATTTTACATTTGATAATCCACCAGCTCCACCAGTGGAGGAAAATGAAGAGTAAAATATAATTAGTATATTTGAAATTAATAATTAAATTAAATTAAAATGAGTAAAAATAAATTAACAGAAGAAGAACTAAAAAGAATACAAGGTTTAAATCAAGATTTTACAAAAACAAAAATTGAAATAGCAGATAATGTTTTAAGAATCTTATCCCTTGTTGAAAATATATCCGACTTGCGAAAAGCTTTTGCATTAGATGAAAAATCTCTGGCTGAAAAGTATGGAGAAAACGCTCAAATAGATATAGCTACAGGCGTTGTAACCCAGCCCGAAGAAAAAGATAAAAAATAATATGGCTAAAATTAGTAACACTGTTGCATACCCAAATGTACAACCTACATTAGATGATTACTTTGTTTTGAGTGACCAAACAGATAGTTTGCTTACTAAAACTTCAAAATTATCAGATGTAAAAAACTTATTTGGTATACAAACTGTTACAGCTCATGTTACTGTTCAAGATGTAGAGTTAATAAATTTAGGAACTACTGATGTTATTTTAATTTCCGCTCCAGGAAGCGACAAAGTTCTGGATATTATATCGTTTGATGTATTTATGGATGTAGGGAACACAGCATTTAATTTTATTAATGACTCAATAGTAAAGCTTGACGGCGTAAACATAACAACAATCGCCTCTTCAACAATCAACTCTGTGACGGATAAGGTTGTTAA